CAACAATAAAGAAAAACGAACTAAGCACAAGCAGCAACAAGACTCCAATCTTTTAAACGTGGAGCAATGTGCATATAAGGACTTTAGAACCATTCATCACTCTCTTCTCCGCTATCAGTGATAACCTCACTTTCACTACTGCTGATATAAGGGACCTCGAAGAGTGTCGCGGCTGTTCTGTCTAAAAAGGTCTCAAGATCAATATACCCTCTGAGAGCTTGTATATCTCTCACACTTCTAGGAGCCATGTTGTATATTGTAGTGGGACCACCACCAGTGTTCATGTTGGAACTGACAGCCCTAACAATAGACATCACCTGGTCAGTGTCGATAGAAGGACCTGCAGTGATGTTACACATGCGAACCCATTCCCAAGCTGCAGACATACTGCTCATCACTCGTAGTCTAACAGCAGGATCAATGTCGCACGACTGGTTTCTGAGCTCATTGATCGTGTTTCTATACAAAACCCTTCCAACATCACCTCCTGTAGTGATCCAAGCAGTGACCATAGCGAGAGTCCGCAAACCAGTATCCATAGACCAAGAGCCCCTAGTAACTTCAGCAATAGCTACTAGGAACCTGTCATTGTCTTCAACAGTTCTTCGAGCACCAACGATTCTTTGATAAGCTTGCTGAATAACAATCGAACCCATTTCCCCAGCTGCCATAACAGTCCTAGGTCTGACGTTCAAGACAGCAGATAACTGTCTAAGGCTTGCATCAACTTTTTCAATGCTATAACAGGGAACTTCAGAGCTATCGTCTTCAACGTATTCTGGGACCTTAGTTGAGTGAGTGTTGATCATCGGAATTCCGGATGGCACAATGCCCATAACAATGAACTTGTCCTCATCATTGCAACATATAGCCATTCCACCAGGAAGCCGATTGATATATAAGTAGTTGTGGGAAGAAGTGGTGTGATCATGATACTCACTTAGGCTGAACGTGTATTCAGAGTCTGTAATTTTCTCACGGAAAGCGCTTTCTCCTGTTGAACGGATCGCAACTTCACTCTCTCCAAGTATGCCAAATTGTCTGAATATTTCATTGACAGCTGGGATAGAACGGTACCCGTTAGTAGACCACCTGCTGTAATGGGCAAGGAAAAGATTGGCTATTGTATCTCTGTATTTTGGGCTCCTGAGTCGAGATACAACATCAATTTCATAAGCTACCAAAGTTCCGTCATCTATCGTAGCAGCTACATAACTTGCATCTTCAACTGGAGACATCAACTCTACATTACCGACTTTTTCTGACTCCCTTAAGTGACGTATCTCAATGTTTTCAACTACAGTACTTACAACTGAATTGTAAGTATCCAAGACATAGTTAATGACACCCTGGAAGTAATTGAAGTCTCTTAAGAATACCTCAACTTGTATATTGCATCCAACATAGTCCTCACTAACTTTACGAAGGAGGTAATTAGCACGAGGAAACATCCATACAGGGACACCTTCTGCAACAAGAGCTTCTCTCATGTCGGAACCTGAAGTATTGCTTGTCCTACCACCTATGACAGCGTTCTCCCTCATCACTTTCCTAGTGATTCTTCTGCCTAATCTGAATTGCTTTAGGTCATCCATTGTAACCTTGTTCTTACCTTCACCCACAGACTTAGTCATAAATAATTCAAATTTGAGCAATTGTATAGCAACCATATGCTTGTTGAAAGGTGTACTTCTGTGCCCAGAGGGTCTCAACATGTTCTTCAAAATAAACAGTGTGTTGATAATTGCATCACTTTTTGCTCTGACAAAAATACCCTCTTCAGCCGTCGCTCTTGCTAGGTATTTTGCAAGAAGGCTGTCAATTGTGTCCTTGAACTTGTTCTTAACTTCTCTGGATAACTTAGTATCAGCAAAAGAGTCAGTGTTTATGACTACAGTAGGACAAACAGAACCTCCAGTAACACTCTTTCTCTTTAAGAATTTCACAAAGGAGCTGACACAGTGCATATCTCTGAAAGTCATAGTACTCAATTCCTCTCTCGAGCGAGTGTCTATATCAAGAGATTGCAAAGCATCACTGACTCTCTGTATGTTGATTTCTAGCTTATCGAAAGCACTAGTATACTTGTTCAATCCATTGTTTAAGAGAATCATAGATTCAGTGTTTTTCAAAGCTGCCTTTGTGCTTTGACCCTCAGTATTAGCAATGAACTCAGCAGCAGCAAGTTGCGTTGCACGTCTCACATCTGGAGTGCTTAACTTAAACCCAACTGAAACAGCAGACTCTAAGAACATCTCTCTCTTCCAGACGTCAGGGATAGTGGCCGGGGCTCCACGAACAGTTATACCACCGCTTATACTGCTGAAGAGCCATTTTTCAAGCCTGGTCAAAAGTATAGCTTTTGTTGTTTGATTGTCTACAAGAGTTTCCAATATACCTGCAGTCATAGTTGTAGCCTCCATCATTGTTGCTTGCGCATTCTCTTCGACTATCACACTAGTAAAAGCTTTGGTGGCTGCAGTTGTTATGCTGCCATCTTTTGGGCCAGCAGACGAATCAAAGTTCGGGTTCTCTGTATTAGCAGCAAGGTCTCTTATATTGTACAAGAATGGGCGAGGAGCAAGTCTTTGGCGGGCACTGTTATTAACACTTGTGAAATTGTTCAAGTAATTACCCATCCTGGCGCTTTCAACAAAAGTAGTCCTGTCCCTGCTCTCGCTAGCTCTTAAAGTCAGCCACATTTTGTTACTCATTCTAGAACTTATAATTGCATGATAAGGTACAGGTAACGTTACAACAACCGCGTTCATGCCAAAGTTTCTTGTTGACTTATGGCCTTTAGTTATAGTAACACTTGGGAGAGTAGGGCAAGGGAGCTCAAACGCGTTAGCAACAAGGTAGTAAACTCCTATCAAGCTAGTGTTGCTAGAGACTAATCGAGCTGCAACGGCGATGAATCTCTCGTTCCGTCTCTGAACATTACTGTATGACGCTTCAGCGCTCGATTCAGGACTTAGTTGCGCACCAAGAAACTTCGCTGAAGGCTCTATGTATTCCTGGTAGAGCGGTTTCTCGGCCATCGTGAACTCAAGACTAGTAAGAATATCAGCATCTTTCTGAGTAGGGACTAGTGCTACTCTAGGGCTATCAATCATCCTCGCTATGTTATAGCTAGGGTAAAGTCTTCTCATGCAAGCACTGAGGAAGTTAGTTGCTTTAATGTTTCTGTCATCACCCTTATTGTGTCTCAGGTGCTCAACCCACTCGTTAATTGATTTCTTACACCTGTACGTATCATTGCCTTGAGCTCGTCTGATGTCGCTCTTACTAACAAACTTTAGAGCAGCACTGCTTTTGATGATTGCGACAGATTTGTTGTACTCAATTACATCAGGAACCTCCATGACTAGATTTCTGACAAGTCGAGGCCTTATGTTTGTGCATCTCCTTAATTCAGCAAGTATTTCTTTAATCACCTTGGGTTTCATAGGGTCAACAATCCCACCATCGTCAATTGTGGATTTTTCTATCAAGCTCCTTGCAACACCTAATCCAGAAGTATCAATGAGCTCTGTTTGGAGAAGGCTACCTGTAATAAGAGACTTTTCAGCATCCTTTTCACTTTTCAAGTTATCAAAGATACGGATAGCGATAGCAGTTGCGAAAGATGGGTATGTGTCATATAACAACTCAATATCCGCAGCAAATTCACTAACACCTTCGATGGCACTGATTATGGACACCTCACTTATAGCACTGACTCTGAAGCCTCCAGCTGAGTATGGGATAATAGTGAGTGCAGCCAAGTTTGACGATGGAGCTCTAACATTAAGTCTACGTAAAGTGGACATAGTTAGCAACGTCTTTGCAAGAAAGGAAGGATAAGGAGGACCATTAGCTTTCACAACAGCATTGCATTGAGAGTCCCACAAACTTACACGGTCATAAACCGTTTCAAGGCCCTTAGTTTGTTTCCTTTTACCAATTGACATCACCTCCTTAATCCAAGTTGGAATTAGGTTACCTCCCTCTGCATAAACACCTAAATACTCAAAGATTTCAGTAGATACCACAGTTTTATCCAAATGGAAAATTAAGCCATAATCCTTGAACACCTTACGAATTGTGTCAATTTTAGATTTTATTTCTGATTTATCACCATCAATGTAAAGACGTAAGAGGCCGTCATCACTAAAAACTGCAAGAACACCAGTAACACCGGTAGCCTGTGTAGCTATGTCCATCACAACCTTCATGCCAAGAGTCCAAAGAAAATTCAAGAAACCTTCAAATCCACCACGAATGCCAGCCTTAGCACCAACAAAACCTCGAGTGTTGTGATAAACTATAGCAGCACGGAAAAAGACATCAATTCTCGACATCCAATCTTCACCTGAGATTTCGCTGAGTATCTTACCAATGGCTCGGACTAGGATCTGAGGAAATTTCTTGGAGAACTCACTCATGTCGAAAGAAATAAATATCACGTTTGGAGTTCCGTCGTCGTCAATTGTCATAATAGCGCCAGAGTAAGCATAAAGCATTTCTTCAAGTTCCTTTCTTCGAGCTCTATAACTTTTGACTATAGAGATGCCAGAAGATTTACTAATCGCTTTCTTAGTGAATCTCTCAGACACTTGGGTCATCATCTTCAAAGCTTGTTGTGCCATATAGAATAGACGAGTCACTTTCTTATGGACCTCTCCAAGCTTCGGTTCAGTCAAGACAGTGTAAGATGCATCAGTGTTGCTAGTAACAAACTCAGCTAGGTCATCACTGGGAATAGTGTCTATGGTATGGCCTTCATTCAGATACTCAGCCTCAAAGGCTTCGTGAGCTGCGATAACACTCCTGAAGCGTTCTCTAGCTTCTTTGAAGTGAAGGTCGTCATCTCCAGCCAGTCTAGTAACCACGTCGTTGACAGCTTGTAATCTCTTCTTTATGCTTCGGTATTCCTTTACACTTGTGATACGACCAATACTGTCGATCTCTTTCTTGCTAAGTTTTGCGTCCGGGGCTGAAGCTTTATTAGAAACAGGGATTTCTTGCTTATCTTCATCAAACAGACCTCTGACTTCTAAGAACTCTATAGAAGACCATTTGGTGTAACCAGCTTGTAAGACAGCTGATGTGGGAGTTGAAGTTGCATTAATCTTGTCAGCAAAGCTTCTAGCTACTTCGTCAGTAGGATCTATTGCATAAGCTCTAACATCTACCTTTTGAGCAGCAAGAGATTCAAACAGTGCTTTTCTGGCCATGCCTAAGAATCTGCTCATCTTACCTTTAGCGACAGTGTTGGGGTCTTTTGTACCTTCAATAGATTCGAAAACTTCATCCATATCGTTATCAGGGTGTGGAACCATCTTGAAGATATTCGCAAGGTTGAGAGCCGATTTCCTATCACAAGTCATGTCCATCAAGAAGTCAGCTATCTCTTCAGCATAAACCTCTTTCTCTTCACTAAGACCACTCATGAACAAGTTAACAGGAAGAGCATTAAGGACATGGCTCTTGTCACCTCTCAAGAAGAGTATCTGACGAGCAGTTTTGAACACACCACCGACTCCATTGGGCGTTTTGACTCCAATGCTTGCAACTTTTCGTAAGAGTTTCAGCATCTCAGCACGATTTCCGTCTAAGCCGTCAACATCAGGCAAGTATAGGGAGAGAATTGAAGCTGTTTTGAAGAAGTCAATCACTCTAGACAGGTGTGTATTGGTCATCACAAACTTACTGACAATGCCCTTCTTGCTCCTGACTAAAACAACGACAATTGTGCCAACTTGATAAACCCTGATTCTTTTCTCAGTAGAAAAAGGATCCTCCATTTTGAGGTCATCCATAGCCCCATTTCTTTTCCAAACTTTAATACTGTTCGCAATGGCAGCATTGGCACGGTCCCTAGCCTCTTCTAAGTGAACAGCCAGACTGGTGTAGAGGCTGTACTCTGTGAGGGTAGCTTCGTACAGATCTCGAATGGATTGCCTGTTCGTGTTTGTAACCCAAGTTCCGATACGGCCAGCAGAAATCTTGCTACTTTCAGTAGCATCCTTTTCAATTTGATCATTCTTGAAGAAGCTATCACCGATAACTTCGTCTTTCAGGATAGTAGAAATAAGAAGCCAAGTCTGGTGATTAGCATCGAGGAGCGTCTTATCAATGCTCTTGATTTTACCGTCCATGAAGTTCTTAGCAAGGTTGATGCTACCAACGAGGTGCTTGCTTAAGAAGCCATCCTTGAGAAATTTAGCATTCCTCTCTTTGACCGGGCCAGGTTTAGAGACGTATTTAATAGGCATACCTTCAGTCTTAATGCAGATGCTAAACGCGCTAACCATAACATCCTTAGGCAAGAGGAGCTGGACCGACATGACTAGTTTTAGAAATGCGATCACAAAAGTTACTTTCATGAGGAAGCGGCTTGATTCGCCTATTTTTTTCTTGTTTCGATATCCTTTTGCTTTGTTGTTATTTTTTGT